GACGAGGGTGGGGACCGTGGCCTGCCCAGGGAACTTGTTGACTGTGGTTCTCCTCTGACGGCAATCAGAGTTTATAGCCCGAGAACCAGGTGGCAGTCAGCTCAACCTGAACAGTCGAGGAAGATGGCTTCCTCAAGCAAGCAGTCCCCAACTAGAGCCGGTGGATCTGGCCAACTCCCAATGTCGGCTTCCAACCGTCGAATGTCTTCGTCGCTCCAACCATACCTGGTGGACATGAAAGTGAAGGTTTCAGTGGTCGGCTCAGTGCCACTTGACCCAGCATCGACGATGCTATGGGTGAAACCTAAATGCTGTCGACGAAAACGCTCAGTGAGATGCAACCCGCGGTCATGAGAAACCCCATTAACCCGTCGCCCAAGCCTGACAAGGCGCTGGACGAGGGCTCGCAACACGGGGACGTGTTGGCAAGAGGTTTCAAAACCGCGGCCAATGCCGCACATAAATGCGCGGATGTCCTTCTGAAACGATGTGGCCCATCCAAGTCGCGCCATCAGCCTCCCGAGCTTCGGTGCGAACCTGTGTTTGCCACCCCCCACTGGGTATGGGAGCATGTTCAGAAATACCGCCTGTTCTGGGTCTTTCTCTTCATTGAACTTAGGGATCAGACCCAAGCGGTAGAGGATGCCGGGAACACCCTTGAGATCGAGGTCACCATCCACGAACCCAAGGTTGTCATCGCCCATAACCATCATGAACGTCTTGTCAAGTGTGCGTCTCATGCACAACTTTCCATCGACGTCCACGATGTTGTTGGATTTGGCAATGGCATACAGGTGACAAATCACATTGATAATTGAGTTCAAAACACATGTGTCAGCCTGTCCCGACTTCATTGAATCTGGAGCCATGAAACGGCAACCAGAAACGCCATAGCCCTTGAGAGTTCCGCCCTGTACGGCCCGGAGGTCGAGGAAGTGTGGGTCCATCTCAAAGCCAATTTTCCGGTAGAGCTTCATTCCAAAGTCGTGGCACCTTTTTCCAACCGTGGAATCAAAGATGCTCATGTCAACAGTGAAGCACTTTCTCCCGGAGGCGTGTTGGTGATCAAATGCCTCAGACATTCTCTCTATGGTGCTTCCAGCTGCAAAAAGAACAGGCACGTTTTTCCCGTTCCACCATGAATGCAGCCAATTCTGGACGGCCGTTATGCATGGCCCGGTGAAAGCAGTCACTTTAGGATCAAAGGAGCTAATCACTCGGGGGGCGTACCATTCACCACATTTGTCAAGTTTTTCGCGCTTGACAAACATAGCAATGGTGCACCACTTTTTGTAAATGGCCTTGTCAGCCGGGGCAAACCAGTAAGCCTTATAGGCCATGTCGTGCGCCTTTCGACGGGCTTCTGGAAAATGAGAGTTCCATTCTTCACGAGTCAACCGCTTGCCGGCGGGAGTGAAGGATTCAGTGAAGGACGAATACCTGGGCAACGTTCCCCAGAGCGGCGTGTGAACACCCGCTTTCAGTCCAACGAACTCCTCAAGTTCATCCCAGCTTGACTTATCCTGAGGGGGCACCTGAGAGCACTGGCGATACACTGCCGCTTGCATTTCCGCCTCCAAAGATGGGGCAGTCATGACCATTGGTCGACGAGGGAAGACGTAACCATAGGGCCTGAGCCCCGTCAAATTTGGTCTTCCATGTTTCCGCGGCAGTCCCGGTTCCACGTACGACCCCTGTTTCAGCCCCTGTGCTTTAATGTCCCGGGAACACATATAGCACATTGGGGCCAAAGGGTTGTCCACAAGTTTCTGCCCATGGCACACACTACAACACCCCGGCTTATCAAAGACCTTGATTGGTACAAAGCCGGGTGGCTCAAACTGCACCCCAGGCATAACTAGCCTTGGGATTTGAACAACACAACGCGGAAAGCAAAATGGCTCGTTCTGTGCCATAACCGCAATTGCGGCTGCTCCCGACTTCAAAGTTGCATTGTTGCAGCGAGCCGACTCCTTCCACAACTCAGTTGCCACCACCATGGCATCTGGGTCATCGGCGCCACGAGGGCGCCCTCAGGAGCGGTTGAGCGAGGCACGGAGTTTTTGAAGCTCCGATACCTCGGTAGGTTGCATGACTGGGGCAATGTGCTCGAGCCTGAGCTGTTTCAGCTCCGAGGCGTCGGCCTTGTCGTTGGCGCGAGCACACAACATGTAGACAGCAGTGCAGATCTTCGCTGTGGTGTCAGCATCGGGCTCAAGGTGGTGTTTCTTGAGATCTTGGATCACCCGTGCTGCTACTGTCTGCCGCACCCCCTCTGCACTCAGTCTCGTGAGGGTGACAGCCTGTGCTGACAGTAGGATGGACAGTGGGACTGGGAAGGCGGGTTGAAGGCTGGGTTCGAGTTCGGTGAAGTCGACCAAGCCAAATGGCGTCATCGGGGTCGGTTCTGGTCGGTACCCGATCCACGCCACTCCCACATTCTCCATTCCGACGAATTTGGGGAGACTTCCCGCGACCTTGTCCAACAAAGACCGCAGAGAATTGGATGACTTGACAGTCAAGGGGGTGGCGTCGTAAAAAGTTGCCACCTTCTTCGTCCCGAACATGTCCAAATCGTCCTCAACCACCCGGGCGACATAACGATAATGCCTGGTCCGTGGTTGACCCCCCTCTCTGGAGGCATGGGTCGGTGGCACAACGAGTCTTGCCGTTCCGATCGGCATACTCATGGTGCCTTCAAGGCGACAACACCTGGAGAAGTTAGCGCTCTCAAAGCGGTAGTAGGAAGAATTGTAAAGGAAGACGGAATCCCAATCCTCAGGGAAAGGGA